CAAAAACTTTTACTGGACTTTCTTCCGGATATTCTTTTTCTAGAAATCCTTTGATTTTTTCTATATTTCTAAGATCGTCATCAGAAAATCCTATTTGGGGTACAAAAAAATTCTTTACATCATTCTTAAAAAACGCCCTGTTGTCTAATTTTGCGGACATTTCTTTTACATATCCTATGAATTCTCTTAAAGCGTTAATTTTACCTTGTTCGGGGTTTTGAGCACTTCCCTCTCCATATGTCACAGGATAAAATTTACACAAGTTGAGATACTCGTCGATCATTTGGGTTTTTGAAGAGTTAGTGACTTCGCCAGTTAATTCACGATATTTTTTTAAATTTTCGTAACAAACATTTCCATTTAATCCATTATAATTCATCAATAGATAATTTTTGCAAGCTTCACGAATAGCTTTTGGTGAGTGACCCCTCGCCGTAATAATTGCAAATATAGATCCACCATTTAAACACTCTACAAAGTCGTTCCATGATGGACCGGGAGGTGCGGTGAGAGCATCAATCACAAATTGTTTATCCCCTGCAACTGAAAAATGTCTAAAAGGATCTTTTGCAAAACCTACAATAGTAAGTCCGTGATAAATAAAAGGTTCTTTTCCGATCTGTTCACGGTATTTTGCAAAATCTTCACTACCCATACCCACCTCTCTGTCATCATCTGATAACACCAATATTTTGGTCGGCATATAAACAATATTATCGTCCCAATCAAAAGCGTAATACTTTGAATCAGGAGTCAAGTCTTCACCAAAACCTTCAGAGAGGAATTTTTCCTCTACATATTCTGATATTATTTTTCGTAGTAGTTTCATTTTTTAAAAAAGGGGGAGACCTTTTCTCCCCCTTTTATTAAATAGTTGTTTAGATATTTTCAAACGATGCACCTGTTGGTGTGATTACAAATTCAATATCAATAAATTCCAAAGATCTTGTTGGTTTGATGTAAATCTTACCTGTTAATTGGTTTCTATCAATATCTTCAGGGGAACTTGACACAGTTACTCTGAAGTCTGTAAGACCTCTGTCTCTTCTGATACCATCCAAGATTGGATTGACGGCATCCAAGAAATCCTGTCTAACCTGTTGGTCGTTCTGTTCAAAGAGAAGTCTAACAGCAACTGCGGAAATCAACTTACGAGCTTGTAACAACAATCTTCTTACGTTGATTCTGTCAAGAGCGGACTCACGAACTTGAAGAGTTTTGTTACCCCAAATGACTGGACCAACATCCGAGAAGGTAGCAATTGGGTTGAGTCTTCCTTGATAAAGGATGTCTCTATCTTCTTGTGTAAGTTTTCTTCTTGCCTTGACCGCATTTACCAAACCTCTTGAGTAACCTGCCGATGCGAACCAAGGGAACGCAATGTTATCGGTAAGAGCTAAGTTTCTCACAACTTCGGATGTTGGTGGTATCCAAAGGTTGGTGTTGTTCACACTATCTTTAACTAAGATCCAAGGATAGTAAGTAGCGGTGTAGTTAGAGTCAATATCACTATCCTCCAAATTAACGACCGCATCTGTTGGATAGATGAAGTCCTCAGGATCTGAAGTGGTCGCCACAAACATTTCATAGTCAGGTGTGGTTGTGATATAAATTGAGTCAGCTCTGTCTTGTTCGACGATATCGATAGCGTCTTGTACAAGAGCCAAGTTATTTACATAATCAATACCTGGAGTCACAAACACGTTAATGTTAACTGACGCTGGGTTATTAAATGTTTGGAAACCTTTAAGATATGCGTAGTAGTCGGTGTTTGCCCACTCAGTATTCTCACCATCGGTGATTTTCTTGAACGCTCCCCATCCTGAAGCGTCAGGGAATTGTGCCGTCGCCGCTGCTCCGAGAAGATATTTGGTATCTCCGAGTTGGTAAGCATCTGCGTTGGTTCTGTATTCTCTGTAGATATCCCATCCATCAAATCCACCTGCTGGTAAGAGAGTAAATTTACGTGAGTAAATTTTATAGTAAGGACTTGTTGATGAAGTTGGTTCCGCTTGGAAAGTAGCAACACCACACTGATAAGCCGATTGACCTGAAGTTACATATATACTTGGAATCGTGATAGCACTTGCGTTAACATCCATGTGGAAACCTTGTGTCAAGTAGGTCCAATCTGCAGATGTTGTATCAGTTGCGATGTTATCAGGTAATTGTTTTCCTTTGTATGAGAAGAAGTCCGCATCATAACCTTGTACGTTAGATAGACCCAAGTAAGTTCTTCTAACTTTATCACCTGAACTTCTAACACTTGATGCACCACCACCTGCAGTTAATACGGGTGTATTAAATGGGGGTGTATAAACAAGTTGACCAGGTGTGTAGTATTGTGTTTTGTAAACCAAGAATGGAGAAATATTTGTTGAATAGTTTCTTGAAATATATCCTTCAAAACCACAAGGAAGAGCGTCAACGGGGTGACCCTCGACAATCTCAAGCATGATATACTTTGACTTCAATTCGTACTCACCATTAGCAGTACCAACCTTCAAAGCTATGTAACTTGGACTTGAAACATCCATAGTACAATTCGCAAATCTTTCCAAAACTACAGGATTTTCATCTGTATCGTAGAAATCACGAACTAAGATATCAAAGTTGTTATTTGCGAAAGACATGTTAACCAAAGAAATCTTGATTTGTCTGTTAGCGTTATTACCATCGGAGATTGAAATAAATCTGAACAATCTTTCAACTATATCACCACGAAGTTCAGAGACAACATAAGGTGTAGATGGAGTTTGATATTGTTCACAGTACCAACCAATTGTATCCGGATCTAAACTTTGTGCGGAATCAAAAGAAACCAAACTTGTTGAAAGACCTCTAATTTTACCTTGATTGTAAAGTGTAGCCATAAGACCTGAATACTCTTCTTCAATGAACAAAGGAACCTCCGTTCTATCTTTGTTGAAGTTGGATCTACCAAACACCTTACCAACAAAATCAGTATTAGATGACTGGAATGAAGTTTGGAAACTGAATGTAACCGCATCTTTTGTAATACCAGAAACTGTGAAGTTATTGAAAGGATTTTGAGAAATACCATTCAAATTATCCAACATGACGACATCGGTTGTACCTGTTACTTCGTAGGTTGGGTTGTTATCATCGTTATATAGTGAAACACCTCTTGATCTGAAAGTTCCAACAACTAAATTATGAGAATCAGAGTAAGTATCTGCAGTATAAGAGTTAACAAAACCGACACAAGTACCTGTGTAAGAACCAGTTCCGTTAGTCGTCAATGTACTTATTCTTGATGTGAAGGACAAACCTGTGTAAGTATCATTAGTTAACTCAAACAAACTATAATACCATGTATCGTTACTTACCGCTGTTAAATCGGCACTTGATGCGTTCAAATTATCACAACCAAACACGTTAACAAGTTCTGTGAAACCAGCGGCTGTAAGTGCATTGAATGTACCTGCAGATAAAGAACCATATACATAAGCAGTATCTCCTGACAAAGTATTGTCTGAAATAATATCAAAAGCAAAACCCTCGATTTCATCTAATACAGTAGAAGTAGTACCATTTGCAAAAGTTACAGTATTACCTGTGACACTTGAAATGTATGAACTAGCACCACCACCTGAAAGGGTAATAGAGATGCTACTTGTAGAAGCTGTCGTACCCACAAAAGTGAAACCAAAAGTACCTAAGTTAGAGGACAATGCAACGGTGTCTACATCAGGGTTAGAAATGGTTTTGATTGACCAAGAAGGACCAGCATCATAACCAGAAAGACCCAAAATTCTTGTAACGAAAAGTTGGTTGGATTGTTGAAGATATGCTTTAGCTATATAAGCCGCTTCATATTTTGGGATTTGAGTGTTTACAAATTTGGTTGGATTGGTTCCTCCAAAATACAATTGGAATTCATCGAAATTTTTGATGAAGACGGGTTCAAATGCGGGACCCTGTAATGTCTCACCGACGAGACCCAACGTGGTAACACCAACACTTTGAGCCACAAACGATAAGTCTCGTTCTGAAGTATATACTCCAGGAGATACGAATACTGAATTTGCTGTTGCCATTTTTTGATTAAAAATTCTTTACTTTTATTTTTTCATAAATATTATGGAAAATCTCAAAAGAATGGGGTTACAAAACAAATTTTTAAAAAAAGATAATTTTTTCATACTTTTTTATCCTTGATTTAATACGTCAATAACGTATATTTTCTACATGAAGAATATAAAAATATCAGAAGAACATCACTTATTACTAAAAAATTACTGTATGAAGAATGGTATTAAAATTCACAAATTTGTGGAAAAATTAATTACGGATAATTGTAAAAAAAAGAAAGACATATATGGTGAATGATCAAATCAACGTTGATGTCACCATAATTTTACTATCTTCATTATCGTCAACCTTCCTAATGGTAATCGAAACAGTATCACCATTATTTACAAAAACTAAGGGAGAGTTTTCACCAAAATATTCATTATTAACGTAGACATAGTAACTTTCAACATTGATTAAATCACCAAAGGTCAAATCGGCATTGAAATCAAACTTTTGACTCAAAGTGGTAAGACCATTCAAATAACTAAAAGAAAAGTCAGTATCTCTTAAATCAGGAACAACAAATTTTTGTCTTCTTCTTTTGGGTGGGACTACCTCAACCATCTGAAGTATTCTATTAATCGCAGGATAGACCTCAAACTCTTTTTCATCAATCAAGAATCCAAGCATTGTAAAACTATAATCTTGAATATAGTACTTTCTTTTTTCCAAATCCAAAACAGATTCATCCGAAACATTTTCTAATACAATCGGAATATAATGACCCTTAATAAAAGTGTAAGCCTGTCGTGAAGCAAATTTGGAAACAACAACCTTATTGAAAGCATTCAACTCGGTCATTCTGTTACAAAAAATCTTTACATTAAAAGTAATATCAACAGGAACAGGTTGAGGTATTTTGTAAATGTCCATCCCTTTTCTGTTTCCATCCCAAGTTGGAACCTTAGCATAATAAAACATCTTCTTGTTAGGGATGTTGTATTTCAAAGCAGGATTAGATCCAAATTTTACATCAGGATTTCTAACGGTAGCAATAAAGGGTGGATTAATATTTTCATCTAAATCTGTGAAATTCCAAGTTTCAGCAAATTGTGCCCAATTCTGAGTCGT